ATCTTGATTAGTTGGTCTACCGATCACCGGACGGTTACGTGTGGACTGTCCTTTGATTGCGATGATATGTCTATGTTTTCTAAGGCGGCAAAAGTCATACACCTTTTGCGTATGGTGGCCACCAGTATCAACCGCAACCGCACTTATTTTTACAGATGAACCACTGGCGTGTTCCAGCTCTTTTTCCAAATACTCATTCAGCTCTGCCCATAAATCATCACCGGCTGGATCGCCAAAAAAAACTTGATAATCTATTACCCAACTTTCCTCGCCCTTACCGTATGCCCATATCACCGCTTCAAGTCGGTTGTCCTGTACGTCAACACCACAGGTTACAATTAATGCACCCATTGGTAAAACGCGAAGTGGATATGGCTCTGCTGTTTTTTGTAAATCGTGCATATCTACGCGGTTGGCTTCTTCATCCCAGCACTCACCTAAAGCGGTATTGATAAAAGTTTTTAACAAGTGTGGATCAGTTTTCGCCTCTAAAAATTTTTGTACTATTGATGCCCAAGACTCCCACGGCGAGTACAAAGAACTAATGTGATAAGAGCGGCGCTTATCTTTTAGATTATTTTCCGGCTTGGTAGCCACCCACTGACCATTGGCAAGCATCTCTGTTTTAGAACTTTCATTAATAACGCCGGCACAATGTGGACAGGCATAGTAAGCAGTTGACGGCAAGTGCTTTTTATTTTCGTCCTTATCCCATTTGATGTTTGGGAAAGTCAACTCGTCCATTTCATTGCAGTGTGGACAAGGCACATAATATTTACGCTGGTCTGCTTTAAGATATTCACGCTCCACGCGGCTAACATCTTTTACTGTTGGTGTTGAACCAATTAAAATTTTGCGCCTTGCAAATGTTTTAGTACGGTTCACCGCTAGTTCTATCGGATCACCCTCGTTATCTACATCGTAAGGATAGGCATCCACCTCGTCCATTAACAAATAACGTACCGGTACAGAGCGAAGATCAGCGGCAGAATTAGCACCAGCGATAAACATAACACCACCATCAAAGGATTTTGCTGTTGTTGTATTGCCACTATCCCTAGCACGCGGATCAGCAACCAAACCTCTTAGCACCGGCATATCCGAAATCATCTGAGCGAGACGTTGTTTGGAATAACGCTTGGCAAGATTCTGTGTCGGTTGTACCATCATCACCGGCGCTGGTGCGCGATGAACAATATAACCAATCATATTAGTGAGCGCCTCAGTAAATCCTAGTTGTGCGCCTTTCATAATAGTTACAAACTCACAACGGTTTGAGGGTGAGAAGGCATCCATAATTTCACGTAAATAAGGTGTGCGGCTGGTACGCCACTTGCCAGACTCAGCGGCATAAGTTTGGTTTAGTATTCGATACTTGTCTGCCCAATCACTCATAAGCTCAACTGGATCGGGTTTCAATCCATCGAGTATGGCATCAATTGCTAACCGCTCGCCATCAACTCGGGTTGTCGGTGTCTCTATCATCACTCTCCTCCGGCAATAATAAATTCCATGCCTTATCCATATCACCCAGAACGTGCATAATTTCACCATCAATCAACGTGTGTATATCGTGCTGGTCACTCATACCTGCGATTGGCATAGATATACGGTCTGATATTGTCTGCACAGAATTTCTAACGGAACGTGCAGCGCTGAAAATAGTACGTCTTATATCATCAGTACGAACCAACTCGCCTCGCATCTCAGAATCAGTCATCTCAGCTATATTGGCTTGTGCAGAAACCAAACGTGTTTTCTCAGCGTGCTGGTCAGTATTGGCAACTCCTCCAAAAGCACGCTCACGCAAAAACTTCACATATCCCTGCACACACTCCACCAGATCGTATTCCCCTCTTGGGTGGTTTGGAATAATACCGTCCGTTACTAATTGCTGACATCTTCTTTCTGAAAGCATCAGTAATTTGGCTATTTTTTCTAAAGTATATGTTTGTTTTTCATCCATAAATGAAACGCAATGCCTTTGTAATGTCTGTAACTAGAGAAAAAGAGGGCTGCGTATAACCCTCATTACATACTCCGTAGGAGGAACCATTAAGTTTCTTCTGCAGATGATTGGTCCTTAATGCAATAAACCTCATGATTCTTCCCCATAATGCCCCCCCTGGGCAGGAACATTCTTCATCTTGCAGTTGCTAACGCTTTAGCCAGTGATCGTTTAAAGTTGCGCTGGAACTTCTTGCGAGCCACCCCCTCTGCTATCCTCTTAAAGGGAAACTGTTTCTTATAGGACACACTCTTTTCAAATGCAACAATCAGTTTAACTCCAGCCTTAGACTTTTCCCATACACCACTCACGCTCCCAATCGTTGCTATGTACTGACTCTTCTTTTTAATTAAACCCTTGCGCCTCATTGGTATGTTGCCGTACTTGTTTAGCTTGGCGTTCTTAGTGGGTACACCTATGTTGCCGGTACGTGTGCCACCCTCAACGACATACTTTAAATACTTCCAACGCTCTGGTGTTATGTGTATGTCACCAACCAACTCAGTCTTCTTGGCTTTGTTAATCTTAAATGCTTTCATAGTGAATGGTGTAGGTCGATCCAACTTCTTAGGCAGCTGCGCCTTCTCAGCCTTCATCACATCAAACAACGTGCTATTGATAGCCTGTGCTGCTGCGAATGGTATTTGTTTCTTTTGCATTTTTGATAGATGCTTGGTGATACGTTTCATATCTCCTTTAACTTTAAACATTATTTATATCTCCATGTTTTAAAAGGATTGTCGGCATTGAACTTAACACCATGTTGATGCGCCCAACGGTTAGCTGTTGAATAGCTTACATCCATCAACATTGAACAATGCCTTACTGATTTACCTGCATGAGCATTACGATCAAGTAGTGATGTAACACTCTCTCCCATCCTTTTTTCTACCTCTTGTAACAATGCCATTTAATACCCCCTCAAATGTTTTCTCATCACACTCTCCATATATACCGTGTAGTGTGGAAGGCTTAACTCAGACCTCCCACTATATTATTCTACCTTATCTCATTCTACTAAACCTCTCCAATCATCAGGTAGGCTTAGTCTTATTCCTAAAAAACCTTCAGCAAATGCTATACATTCGTTTATATATTCGCCCATCTGTTTTGTGTTCAGAGTCTTAGTTGATTTCAAAACGATATGTTGTTTGCTACAAACAGTCTCAGTTGTTGTCTCTAAAAACTCTCCTCGTAGGTGATCGTGAATAGCCTCTTTAGTATTAGCGGTTTCCTTGCGTATCGAATCAACAATGTGAAAATATAGATTGTTCTGTAGGTCTGATCTGGTTTGTTTGTTTGGTTTCATGTCAACGATAACCTCATCACACTCAGTATCTTTAAACATTGCACGCGTCATGTTCTCTAGGATGTCAACTTTAGGTCTATCTCTATGTAGTATTCGTTTCACTTCAGACCTAACTTTACTAATTTCTTATTCGTATCTCTAATAGCAAATTCTACAAGCTCATCGACAAACTCAGGCTTATAGTATGGATGTGTAATCTGTCTATCATAGACTGCATGACAATAATGACAGGCATAGAAGCCTACATCATTTCCATCTTCATCGAGATATTTCTGCCCCATTCCTGCACCATTCTTATGAGCAAACACGACTGTCTCGTTATCCACTCCTCCATTGCATTGATCTAATTTCAATGAACATGGCTGATTCCGAGCTGATTCTGTTATTTTTGACACTACGTTATTATCTCAAACCTATTAGCATCTTTTTCTTTGATCATGTTGATTATGAGTCGAGACTTGAGTTGATCACACATACCAATAAGATTTTCACACAAGGTTGCTTTGACAGCTTCATCCTCAATCTCACCAATAATATGGATCATATCTAGCATTGTCTGTACTAATTGTTCTCGTTCTTCGTGGCTGATTTTACTCAACGTGGTCATTATTCTGACTTTCTAGGTAATGAGATAGACCATAAATTTGCCAATGAAAGCCATTGTTGTCTGCCTTTATATTGTGACTCATTGTTGATTTTGCAATTCCTAGTAACTTTGCAGCCTGATTTTGTGACAATCCTAATCGTTTAAGTTCGTCAGGGATAGATTTATAATAAACAAGTCTAGTTTTATTCATACATCTATTATATCAAATATCGAACAAGTGATTGGTTGGTTTAGCTTTATGTTTCGCTTTCAGCGACTCTACTTGGTAAAGCTAAGGGATAAATCCCCTTTTTTTAAAGCTCTTAACTTATCGAATAATGCCTGAGTTGGAAGGAGAGCAAAGAAATCCCTAACCTAATCTGTTTTGGGCAGACCAAGCTAGAGATTCTCATCGACATAAAGCCTTCGCAGTATTATCGAGCCTGAAACAATCACATTCAATCAGATCAGAGTCATCGCTACCTTGTGATAGGTACTCAGCCATCTGCACTCTGCGAGTGTATTAACACCCATCAATCAGCAGTTTTTGGTAACACGTTTGCTGAATCTCTTTGATATTTATAAGAGGTCTGAGTGAAGTTTTAAAAACTAGACATATCACCTCTCGTGTCACTGGAGGTTGCCAAACTGCGAAAAAGGGTATAATCTTTGTCAAGCAGGTGGGGCAAACACCAGTTTAGGAAACCCTTAGAGCATCATCACTCTAGGGGTTTCTGCTTTCTGATCCTAGAAAATCCGTCTCAAAAAAGCTAAACCAAGACAAAGAATAATACACAGATTTTTAGTTGGTTTGACATAAAAAACAAAAAAAACTCATTATTTAGCTAAATCTCTATATTTTCTTGCCTCTACAACCCCTACTCCTAAAGCAAATCTAAAATAAATTGAAATTAGTGTTTACACCTGTTCGATATATGATACTATGACCTCGTCATCAAGCAAAAAGGGTGGCACTTTTTAACTAAAAGGAAATAAAATGAAAAAACTAACTAACAAACAATCAAAAATTATCGCTGACATCAAACAGTCTATCGCAACTGAAATTTCGGTACTTGAAGGCTATATCGAGGAAGGTAGAAAAGACATGGTTAGCCACATGCAAGACAGCATCAAACAATCACTAAGTGGCATTTCTTCTTATCTTATTTTTAGTGATAACACTAAAGGCAACAAAAATTGGAAAGCAATTAAAGAAGAATTTTATGCAATCCAAAACATGGATGTTCTTGATATACATGTTTGGTTAGACCTTGTTGCTTCTGCTGAATCAGTTTCAGAAGAAGAATACAAACTAGCTAACGCTTAATTTAACAGGGGAGGGAAACCTCCCCACAAGGAGAATAAAATGATACCAAGTGCATACAAAGAAATGACAAACCCTGAAAAACCTTTACACCCTTTGTTGAAGTTACACGTCTACGATTGGTTGACTAAACTTAGAGAGAGTGGTGAGGTTAATATGTTTTTCATTAGACAAGACCTAGAAGATGAATGGTCTTTGACGAAGAAACAAAGTGTAGAAATTTTGAAACTTTTTCATAATGGAGAATTAGAAAAAAATCATAAGGAGTTCCATAAAGGACATTCCACAAGATTGGGAGGTGAGTAATGAGTGATACTAAAGAAGAACTCCAAAAAGGTGAGGATTTTCAGACTGAGTGGGAGTCTAATAAAGACGCTGCAAGGGATGAAATGATTGACCAAGCAACAAATATTATTATAGAAGTTGAACACTTTGTTGACGAGATTGACCTAAAAGTTCCAATCCGTCATGTTCCTGAACTAGCAGAAGCTATACAGAAGGTGTCAAATCTTCGATATTACAGGTTTTCTGCCCAAGTCTATGGAAAGTATCAAGACTATAAAGAAAACTTCGACTATGACTTTACAAAGGAGGTCAAGGAATTATTGCAGGATTCACTTGGCTATGATTTAATTT